AGCAAAACCAGCAGAGCAAAACTGTGTGAAGAAAGATAAAGATGGTAAGTGCCCACCTGCACCAAAGGGTGACAAGCCAACACCAAAAGCACCAGCTAAGAAAGAAGAAGCAAAGAAGTAATTCTTCCTAAATAGTATTACACAGAGGGTTGGTAGAACCCTACAAAACTACCATTTTACACACATCACACAAAAGGAGAAGTAAAATGTCAAACTTGACACCGTTCGAGATTCGCCTTGAACTATTAAAAATGGCGAAAGAAATGTTAGAACAAGATTATTATGCTCATCGTGAACGTATTACGAATGAATGGTCTATGCGAGTAGACCTAGCCAAAATAAATGGCGGTGAAATGCCAGATCATCCTGGTTTCCCTCCATACCCTTCTGAATCCGATGTTATCGCGAAAGCGCAAACTCTAAACGGATTTGTTTCAAACATCCAACAAACTACAATAGAAAAGACTAGCAAAAAGTCCCTTTGATTGGATTGGTGGGCGTTCGCGCCCACCTAATTAAGGAGATCGATATGCGATCAAAATTAATAATTCTTTCATTAATACTTGCAGCGATACCAGTGGCAGTATCACTAGCAATGACCCAGTATATGCCATCTAAATTATTACAAGTTGAATATACTCAACTAACTAGAGACGCGCAGCGACAAATTGATTGTCTGGCTGCAAACATTTATCACGAAGCAGCAAGCGAACCACGTGATGGTAGGATTGCTGTGGGGTTAGTTACTCTTAACAGAGTATATGACGAACGATATCCAAAAGATATCTGTAGTGTGGTTAAACAAAAGACTAACCATACGTGTCAGTTTACGTGGTATTGTAAAATGCCTTCTGTAAGAAGTCAAGATCTGTATGAGCAAGCGAAGGATATAGCTCTTCACGTCTATGCTAATTACGAACGAATGGCTGATTTTACTAATGGAGCACTGTTTTATCATGCAGATTATGTTAATCCACGTTGGCGTGGGCTTGAACGAACAGTTGTTATTGGAAGGCACATTTTTTATAAAGAAAAGAATTGATGATGTTAGACAAATTAAATATTCAACTGAAGTCAGGTAAAGATTCACGTCATTCGTTTTATCTTTTAATGGAAGATATCACGTTGGCGAGTTGCAAACCAGCCGTTGAGTGGGTTCTTGATATGAACTTTCAGGAAGAAGTTCCTGATATGTTAAATCTGGTTATCTGTTCTCCAGGTGGAGATTTAAATGCTACATTCGCTTTGATAGATACTATGCGAGGATCATCAATCCCGATTAGAACAATTGGTCTTGGTCAAATTGCCTCAGCTGGATTATTATTGTTTATTTCTGGTACGAAAGGACAACGTATTCTTACACCGAATACTTCTATTCTTTCTCACCAGTATTCGTGGGGTGCTTTCGGTAAAGAGCACGAATTGTTTGCGCAAGTTAAAGAGTATGATTTGACAACCAAAAAGATGATTGCGCATTACAAGAAGTGTACTGGTTTATCGGAAGCAAAGATAAGAGAATTGCTTTTGCCACCGCAAGACGTTTGGTTGTCTGCGCCAGAAGCAAAAAAGTTAGGAATCTGCGACGATGTTAAGGATCTTAAGTAACTATTTAAAATACTCAGGACTTTGGATAGGGATTGTAGTAAATCCTGTCCATTGGGATTTTCGTTTCACAACAATGCAACCAGATGATTTGAATCCACATATTCATGGCTTTTTTATTTCTGTTGGACCGCTATGGATAAGAGGGAGTGTCGATGATGGATCTTGGTAAAATTAAGGAGATTATGATGAGAGAACTTGCTTTGTTTATTTCAATTTCAGTTGTATTAGTTTCATGTATTATATCTCTTGCATGGTATTATGTGCACAAAGATGCAAGCATGAAAACCAATATTGATAATGCTATTGCAAAAGGTATTGACCCGATTGCTGTAAGATGCGCCTACAAATCTGAGTCGGACATTGTATGCTCAGTTTACGCTGCAACTCATGGAAACACTCCAACCACCTCCTCGAGGAAGGAAAAATAAGGGTCTCCAGGGGGTTTACTTTAATTCAGAAATAGGGTATAATTGAGTTATGTACTTGATGAAGGAATATACTATGTTACTTTATACTACTGTTGGCAAGTCGAAGAAACGTAAACCCAATGCAAAGCAGCGAGAGTTGCAAGCAGACTGGGAACTGATGATTAAAAAACATGCACCGAAGACCTCTAAGAAATCAGTTTCGATGAGTGCCGATGCATGTTTTCTTGGGAAACCTGCTCGTCGGGAGACGCCTAATATCCCAAGTTTGCCATTCACAGGTGGACCATGTACTAAAAAAGAACAACAGATGTATACTGGTACTGCCATGAAAGGTATCGGCACTTTGCACAAATCAAATGCCGTACCTATCTTTACTGACGAAGAGGCGGTCGATATCGCCAAGATGAGGAGATAATATGTCAGAATTCTGTCAGCATTGCGTTGAACTATCAACAAGAATAGAACTGCTTAAGCAGCAGCACTATAAAGAAATGCAATGTATGAAAGAAAAACTATCCGATGCACATCAACTGTACAAACGTGTACACGATGAGAATGAAAGACTTAATTTAGATTTAGCATTTTATGATAAGAAAGTAATTTCCAATGATTAACCTAAGTGATTATACCATGCGAGAACTAGAGGATCTTAGAGATAAGAAGATTATCGAAAAGATGAAACTGGACAAGTTCTTCAGTATGTTTCTATCTGCGTATGAATTGGATGCAGATGACGATGTTGATGCGAGCCCAGTCTGGAAACTCTACAAACAGAAACTCAAAGAGTATCAAAATGTAGAGAATACTATTAACCGAACCAAATTTTACATAGATCAAAAATGTTTAAAAGCGCAAACGAATTTTCGTTATACATAGAAAAAATAGTAGCAGAAAAGAGAACATCTTACATGGATGCTGTCTTAGAATACTGCCGAGAAAACTATCTTGAGCCAGATGATGTAGCCAGATATATAACTAAATCGCTCAAAGATAAAATCGAGATGGATTTTAGAGAACTTAATTACTTACCTAAACAAGCACAACTTGATGCATAATGGACGGATTTAAAGCCTATAAGTATTACATGGCTATTAAACTGCATTTCACGAAAGACGGTTTCGATGTGTTTAAGAACCGAGGAAATGTCAAAGGTACACGTGAAGCATTTAATGCCAGAAATGATTCTTATCTGTTTGAGAAACTTGCAAGAAAGTTCCCAGTCGATAAAGATTTGATTCAGTTCTATGTTGCAAATTTTGCATATAGTAATGAGTATTCCCTAGATTCCTTTTCGGATTCTTTGGACAATCTTATGGAATGGACTCGCCGCAAGCAATCGATCACAAAGATCTTCTCAGATGATTGCTCCAGGATTCTTATGTACAAACACAAAGAAAAGCTGAGCGAGAAACAGATATTTTACTTTACTAATATTCAGTATCCAGGTATACTTAAGATGTTCCTTGGAAAACAAATCTCCATTGAATCTGTTGCAATAATGGACAGCTACATGAAACTTCTTGAGAACTGGAAACAAAATTCTTCTATGCTCCTGCTCTGGGAAACTGATATACGGAGGATAGAGAAATTGGGTGGATTCATTAAGTTCGATAAAAAGAAAATTGAATCTGTTATCAAAAACTTTGTAGACGAATTAAAAGATTAATCATGGGTAAGACTTACACTCGTCAAGCGAAAAAATTTGACGATGATTTTTCCAGTGGGCGTTCTGGAAAACATAGTAGACATGCCATGGGAAGAAAAACCCACGGTATGAAAACGCTAAATAGTTATGTTGAAGAAAATTATGAAGTAGAAGAAGTTGTAGAACTTGAAATAGATGAAGTACAAAAACAAACTAATTAATACCACGTTCATACTACGTTTATACGAAAGGAAATATAATGGACATTCAAGCACTACGTAAAATGCGCAACTCGGACTTCAGCAAAATCGCTGGTGAGTTTGAGAAGATTGCGAATCCCGAAACAAGTAACACAAAGTCTTACGTCGATGATCGCTTCTGGCGGTTAGAGGGTGATAAGGCAGGTAATGGCACAGCAACACTTCGCTTCTTACCTAAGCATGACGAAGACGAACTTCCATGGGTTAAGATTTTTAGTCATGGTTTTCAAGGACCAACAGGTAAGTGGTATATCGAAAACTCTTTGACCACTCTTGGCGAAAACGATCCAGTCGGTGAACTAAACTCACGTCTATGGAACTCTGGCGTTCAAGCCAATCAAGATATTGCTCGCAAACAAAAGCGTAAACTAAGTTTTATTGCTAATGTTCTTATCGTTTCCGATCCAAAGCATCCAGAGAATGAAGGTAAGGTCAAACTGTTTAAGTTTGGCAAGAAAATCTTTGATAAGATTATGGATAAAGCACGTCCAACATTTGAAGATGAGAAACCAGTTAATGTCTTTGACTTTGATGCTGGCGCCAACTTCAAACTGCGTATGCGTAAGAAAGATGGTTATGCTAACTATGACGAATCAGTATTCAGTGAACCTGGACCAATTGGTACAGATGAAGAAATTGAGAATGCACTGAATGGGCGTTATAAACTGTCCGAGTTTGTCGACCGTAAGAACTTCAAGTCTTATGACGAACTCAAGAAAAAACTTGAGGAAGTTTTATCTGGTGACAGCTACGTATCTAAATCTGCTGCAAGTATTGCTGAAGAAGAAGACCGTCCAGTGGCAGCTGCGCCAAAGATTTCTTCTAAGCCAGCACCAACTATGAAGTCAGTTGATTCTGATGAAGATGACGATGATGTTATGTCTTATTTTGAAAAGATAGCCAAAGAAGGCTAACGAGAATGGGGAGTTTCGGCTCCCCACTTTTTATGTGTATCTTGCTCGAAGATACGAATTGACAGATGCTTCTTGATTACGTATTGGTGTTGGAACTGTGTTAATCTGTTTTGTTGTATTATTCACTGGTGCATTGACAACTGTAGTGCTGTTATCATTTCCACCGAACGACTCTCCACTTCCTGCGAAGTTTTCTGCAGACTTACCATAAACATCTGGGTTTCTTCTATTAGCTGATAGATCAGCCGTATCAGAATTAATTCCATCAAAACTTTCTGCAGGTTTTGAAGACATGAGGTCAGCTGTATCAGCATTCGTTCCCTTGAAACTATCTGCAGGTTTTCCTTCTGCAGCTTTCGCTGGTGCTGCAACAGCGCCACCTTCGTTTTTATATTTCGCGACAGCCTTCTTCCCTTCTTCTGTCTTTTCGAATCCTGCCAATTGTTTATCGTTTAGTTTTTGTCCTTCATTAGAGTTAGTCTCATAGTCTTTTATCTGTTTATAGATTTTATCTTCTTCAGACATGTTCTTCATGTTCTGTGCTTCATCTTGTATCTGGGCTAATCCTTTATGATCTTTTGTAAAAATTTTATCTTCTTTTGATAAACCAGAACCAGCGGATTCTTCTACCGTAGCAGCACTGTCTTGTAGTCTCTTATCCAGTTCTGATTTCTTAACGTCAGCTTCTGCTTTCGTTTCTGCAATTTGACTGTCTTTTCTGAATCCAGCATACACTAATCCGCCAATTAAAGCAGCTACACCACCCATAGCAGCAACACCACCTAGACCAGCTGCCCCACCAAGTTTACTAACTGCGCCACCTACTGATCCTAGTTTTTTGCCCATACCTTTTATTAGATCTTTCATCTTGCCGAGCATTCCACCTGACTCTGCGTCATCTTCAGTTTTTTTATTCTGATCGCTAGTTGGGACTGGTATTTTTTGTTTTTTGGGATCGGTATTTTCTGCGATAGTTTTCAAAACATTAGTTTGATCATCCATCATTTTCTTTTCTTCAACTAGCTGCTCTTCAGTAGATGTCTCATCAGAAGGTGCAGCTAGATCAGCTCCACCTAATATCTTTGCTTTAGCATCATACTTGGTATACTCAGAAGAAAGAGACTTCCTTTTTTCTAGTAATGCCTTTCCTTGTTGAGTCCTTGCTAGTTCTTCTTCACTTAGCCCTGTATCAGCTTTAAATTTTTGCAACTGGGCTTCATTAGATTTAACTTCTTTCGATGTTTTATATGCACCTTCAAAATTTTTCTTTATTTGATCTCTAGATAAAGAAGGATCAATTGCTTTCTGTTGCTTTATAAACGATTCTCTTTCTATAGATTTGTTTAATATACCAAAAGCATTGAACTTCTTCATTAGTGACATTCTTATATTGTCACCACTAAACGATTCTTTAAAACTTTCCTTTTTCCTTGTTAACTTCTCAGCAAAAGTTTCGAACGTCTTCATACCTGAGGCAAGTTTTGTTATTGACTCTATTTCTTCATCTCTCAACTCTAAAACTTTTTTAAGTTGGATTACTTGTTCTTTTTGTAATTTTACAAGATCTTCGTTAGCTGCGACCGCAGACTCTGAACTAAGCGACTGTAAATTTCCGCTTTCTAAATTTTCTTTGATCTTGACTAAGTTACCCAAAGAAGTATTTTGGATCTCTAGAAGTTTGCCGAACTGAGTCGGTGATGAAGTTATAACTGCCATCTTACATTCTCTTTCTTGATTCTAACCGTTGTTTTTCATCTTCTAAGTATTTAACAAGCATGTGAACATACAGCTCTCTTTCGAACGGTAACATTTCCTCAATTTCCGTTAGCGAATACTTATGGTATTGCATTAAGGCGAAATTTGTTTTATAATAGTTCGCCAAACTTTCA